AGGCGTGTTCTGCGCCCCTTCGATGGCGGAAATCTTGGGATCGGGAAGCTGATCGTCAGTGCCCACATAGACCCGCATGTTCAGGGTATCCGGCGAAATCTCGGCCCCGTCGGCCCAGATACGGCCCAGGCTGCTGATCTGCCCTTCGCACAAGGCGACGGCGAGGCTGACAGAATAGGAATAGGTTGTCGTCTTGGGCGCGGATGGCGCCCCTTTGCCGCCGCCGGACGTCGAAGAGCTTTCCTGAAACTGCGAGGCCCAGATCACCTGCCCCGCAACACGCATCCGGCCATAGACTTGCTGGATATCCGCGCCTTCAGCCGCACCTGTGACACGGAAACGGTCAATGCGGCCGGTCTCGACACTGCCACTGCCAGAGCCCAAAATCTGCTGGTCGATACGCTGGCCAATCACAGCACCGGCTGCCCGCCCGATCGTCGCCATCGACAGCCCCAGAACAGAGCCACCAATCGAGCCGCCCAGCGCCATGCCCACCGCAGAAAGTGCAATCGTTGCCATCAGGTGTCCCTCTCGATGAATTCAAAGCGTGCGGCGATCCGTTTTTGCCACGGCGCAGATAGTGGGCTCTCGACGACGCCGTGGCCCTGATAGGCGTGAATGAACTGCGGCAGGGCCCCAGTCTGTGACACCAGCCCGAGGTGTTTGGCCACGGCACCTTGACGCATGCGGAACAGCACCACCTGCCCGGCAGCCAAAGGTGTGTCGCTCACATCGCGGAAATGGCGCTTGGCCGCACCCAGCAACCGTTCCACCCCCTGCGGCTCGGACCAGTCACGCGTATAGGCAGGGATCGCTTCGGGCTCTTGGCCGTAAACCTCGCGCCAGATACCGCGCAACAGGCCTAGACAATCGCAGCTGACCCCCTGCACCGAGGCCTGATGCCCATAAGGCGTGCCCAACCATGTGCGGGCAATCGTGACCACGCGATCGTTCATCGGATCAGGCTCCCGCCCTTGTTGGGACGATCCGCGCGCGGCACGCTGACAAGCCAGTCATCGCCGGGAATATCGGGGAACCCCTGAAAGTTCAGAAAATTGTTGAATTTCTCACGGCATGTCACAGGGCGTTTGTCGCAGCCTGCAGTGATGCGGATCAGATCCCCCGCGCGGATCACAGCCTGTAACGGGGACCAGAGCGTGAGCACGCGTGTCTCGGTTCCGCTGTCACGCTTGATCACGCCCTGTAATCCTGCGCCCGCGCCGCTCAGCACCCGCAACGTGCCATTCTCGAACCAGCCCGCGTTGAAGGGCGCGCCGCCAGCCACATCAAATACTTGGCCGTCACTGGGCACAGACAACCTATTTTCAAGCCGGTATGAACTGTGATCTGTCACGAACTTACAGTGCCCGTCCCCCAGTACAGCACTACAGGTTTTGAGATAGGACCGCCCCTGCATCTGGTTCAATGCCGCGGTCAGCCCGTGTAATTCCGCCGTAAACCCGCCCGCACCGCGTGTGATCTCACCCAAGGTGCCGCGAAAGAGCATCTTGCGCAGCGCTACATCATCCCAGCACACCAGCCAGACCTGTACTGCAGCCCCGTCAAACCGGCCTGCCAGAATATCCGCCTCGGCGATGGCATCATCGCTGAGCATACCGATGGCTTCGGTATTATTGACCGACAGGCCCGTCGTGCTGGCAATCGCCCGCGCACTCAGACCGTTTTGCGGCGCATAGGACACCCCGTCGAACTGCAAGGTCCGGTCATGGTCGGTAAAGCCGAACATCCGACCATCACGCCGGACAATCAGCCAGCAATGGCAGGTGTGGGTGGTGCCCGATTGCAGATGGGCTGTGAGTGCATCATTGCTCATAAGCGCACCTCGATCACGGGAACATTCGGCACCTGACCGGCCTGAAAGCTGGACATCGAGGTCATGATCGCATCGGTGTCAAACCGCACTGGGACATCAAATTCAAAGCCTGCGCGAATTTCGGCCGTGTGGTCAGGCGCATCCGCAAAGGTGAGCATGCCGGTGTTATGGTCGAGCACATAATTCACACCCTCTGTGACCGGATCGCCGCCGACCTGCACACGCACGGACCCCGCCACAGGTTTGGTAATGGGCCGGCGATAAACGGTGTCGCCGGACCGGTAGGCCTTTTGCAGCTGAAAGACGCGCGTGACTTCATCACCGACGCCAATGAGTTGATCCGATGACGCAACCGCTGCGGAGGGACGGCACGACAGATAATCGCTCCAGTCCTTCCAGCGAAAGCCGATCAACTGCCCCTGTCGCGCCTCGAAAAACGCAATCAGCGTTTCAACATCGTCCAAAGACCGCAGCCCCAGACCTGCGTCATACCGCCTGCGCGCATGCGCCCAGGGCGTATTGCGTTCCTCATAGCCATTGGCCAGCGTCACGATCTCGGTGCGCCGCTCGGGCCCGCCCAAAGCGCCAAAGCTTAACGAGGCGGGAAATCTCACATCATGGAAAGTCATATCGGCTCCTAACGGTGACGGTCACTGCGGCCCAAAGCGCGGCTCATCTGCGCTGCGATCTGGCCTCGGCTGCGCTGAAACCCCTGCACATCAGGGGTTGTGATGTTCATATTGACCGTGACCGCGCCGCCCCCGCCGCCACGCACCCCCAAGGTGCCGTCAGGGCCACGGGCCAGCGGCATGATCGCCTCGGGCCCCGCCTCGCCCATCAGGCCCATGCCACCTCGCATCGGAAAGCTGGTCGCCTGCGCAACAACACCGCCTTTGGCAAAAGGCATCACGCGGCCTTGGGAAAACGATCCTCCCTGCGCAAAAGGCATCAGGCCCGAAACCACTGCATTCACCCCGTCAGCCATCAACCCGCCAAAGTGGTCGGTGACAGGGTTCACCGCCGCCGCATAGACTGTCTTGGACATCTTGTCGGCCAATCCACTCAGCACATCCGACAGGGTTCGCCCATCCAGCACCAGCCCGTCAAAGGCCTGCCGCAGGCCGGTGGAAAAGCCGCGCTCCAGATTGCCCAGATCACGGCTGGTCTGTACCAACGCGCCTTGCATCTGGCGCAGCTGGTCGTCAAAAGCCGCTGTCATCACCGCTGCATCACCCAGACTTTCTTGCAGGGTCCCAACGCCGCCCTCTAGCGCGTCAATCTTGTCGAACTCATCCATGTCTTTCGTCCTTCACGTCGTCAGGGAAATCACGCAGCAGCGCATCAAGCTGCAATCGGCCCAAAGGGGCCTTCGCCGCATCCGCCCCCAGCATGATTTGCAATTCCGCAGGGGTCAGCGCCCAGAATTGCGCAGGGTGCAGGCGCAAATGATGCAATCCCGCCTGCATCAGACCCGGCCAGTCCATGCCCTACTCCGGCACAGCAAAAGCGCGCGCCAAGAGCGTGGCGGCCAGTTTGGCAGCACCGACAGGCCCGCCTGCAATATCGGCGGTCAGCAGATCGGCCATTGTGCCGGTCCATCCGCCGCCACGCAGCCCTGCAACAACCACCGCCATCACATCGGCACCGGAAAAGGCCGCCCCCTCGAACCGGCGGATCAGGTCGACCAAAGTGCCTGTTCCCAGCGTCGCCTCCAGCTCGGCCAATGCACCCAGCGTCAGCTTGCAGGTGTGCGGCACACCGTCGATCATAATGGTTACTTCGCCGGCCCAGGGGTTTGCCATCAGATCAGCGCCACAAAATTCAGCACACCCGCAGAGGCCAGGGACAGCTCATAGGTGGCCTCACCGTTGTAGGACCCCGCATATTCGATCGCGGTGATCTGGAACGGGCCTTCCAATGTGCCGAAACCCGGCACGATGACCTGAAAATCAGGCGTTTCGCCATCAAAGAAGATCTGGCGCGCGCGTTCGTCCGTGGCATCATCCTTAAACACGCCCGAGCCTGAAATCGCCGCCGTTTTCACGCCCGCCCCGCCCAGCAGTTCACGCCAGCCGCCTTCGCTTTCAAGGCTGGTGACGTCAACTGTTTCGGCATTCAGGCTGATGCGGGTTGCCCGCAGCCCTGCGGCCGTTTCGAACATCCCCCCGCCGGTCATATCAATCTTGACCAGCAGGTCCTTACCATTTTGTGCAGCCATCAGGCGTACTCCTTTCGAAATTCGGTTGGGTTACGTGTCATCCGCCACGCGGGCACGAAAATTCAGGTTGATCTGGCGCACCGCACCGGTGCCGACACGGGCCGCTTTGGCTTTGTGGAAATTCAGCGCAACAAGGCTGCCGCGTTCCAGACTGAGCGGGGCATCAACCAAGGCATCGCAGACAGCCGCCGCTGCTGCCTTGGCACTGGCAAAGCCCGCACTTTGCGTCACGACCGAAATCACCAGATCATGCCACGCCCCGTTGCCTGTCTTGTCGGACGCGTCGCGCACGTCCTCGGCCCCCAACACCACATAAAGCGGCGGCAACGGTCCCGAAGGCAGCGCATCATAGATGTCCGCGCCGACCAGAACCGCCAGCGCGGTATCCGTGCTTAACTGCTGGAATATCGCCGTCTGAAGGGCACCCGATATGCTATATGTCATGGCGATACCTCTTCTTCGGCGTGACAGGTCAGATAGGCTCCGCCTGTGTCATGCTCGGCGACCGCGTGAATGTTGAATATCCGCGCGCCATCGCGCAGGCGCTGGCCCGCGACAGGCCGCGACTGCGCACCAAAAGGGGCCGCGCGTACCGTGATCCGGTAGGGCACGCGTGACAGTGTTGCCGCTGTCTCGGCCTTTTCGCGCCCGGCACCTGCCTTCAGTTGGGCCCAAAGCACACCCAACGCCTGCCACTGGCGCGTATAGCCCCCCGCGCCATCCGCGATCTTCACAGGTGCCTCAAGGACCAGCGCGCGGTTCAATTGCGGCGCGCTCATTGGCTGCCGCCCATGAACAGACGCACGGTCCGGTAGCGTTCGATCAGCGCCTGCACGCCCATCGGCATGGTCGGGGCATTGCGTGACACATCATGGCGATATTCGTAAAAATGCGCGGCCAGCAGCATCACAGCCTGCGCAAGATCGGCGGGCAGATCGCGCCATTCGGGGCCAAAGCCCGCCAGCATCCCGATCCGCACAGACCCGCCATGCGGAAGGTTTGGCAAGAACGTACCCAGAGGCCGCAAACCGGGGCGCTGCATGTCAGGGTCGAGGGACCAAAGGGCAGCATCAACGACGCTCTCGTCTCCGCGCGCATTCACCAGCGTCACCGCGCTGATCGCGCTGACCGGCGCAACAGGGAGCGGCTGGCGGCGCGCATCGCGCCAGGCGGTCAGGCGCCAGCTGAATTCGCGCTCGATCAGGATCTTGCCGGTGCGCGCCTCAATCGCGGCCAGCGCCGCACGCAGATAGCTTTCCAGCACCGCGTCTTGAACTCCATCATCGGAAAACCCCGATCCCAGGCGCAAATGGTCTTTGAATTCAGCGACCGGAAGCGCCGAAAGTGGCACGGTGGTCTCTTCGACTAACATCATGGAATTACTCCGCAAATTCTGGCCACGTTTCGGCCCTTAGGGCCCCGGACGCACCCGCCCCCCGCATTGCTCGGACGGAAGGGAACTGCTAGACAATGCGAGGATTGTCTTGATGTGCGCCCGGGGGTTGGGTTCCGCATTTCGGCGGCACCCGTTTCACAGCTCAGCCCTAGCTGACTGCGAACTTCAGCAGCTTGATCGCGGCAAAATCGCTGACTGCACCGCCCACGCGCTTGGTGGCATAGAAAAGCACATGCGGCTTGGCCGAGAACGGATCGCGCAACACGCGCAGATCAGGGCGTTC